GGTTTATGAAATACAGGGATTACACGTAGCATTACCTTCTACTCCTAAAGGAGTGTATAAGAGAGATAGAAAGAAAGAGGAACAGTACTGGACTCCTTTTGAATATCCTAAAGAACTACAGAAAATAACGTCTGTATTCCAATGGAACGAATATCCGAATGAATTCAAAAATAAATACGTTGAGTATATAGAGAATGAATTTGATAGGAGAGATGAAGGATTCTGGTTTTACAATAATGGTAATCCAACGTACGTAACTGGTACTCACTACATGTACCTTCAATGGACAAAGATAGATGTTGGTCATGCTGAATTTAGAGAGGCTAATAGAATATTCTTTTTGTTTTGGGAAGCTTGTATTGCAGACGAAAGAAGTTATGGAATGTGCTATTTGAAAAATAGACGTTCTGGTTTCTCATTTATGTCTTCTGCTGAATTAGTAAATACAGCTACACTTGCACGTGATAGTCGTTTAGGTATCCTATCTAAGACTGGTAATGATGCTAAGAAGATGTTTACAGATAAAGTTGTCCCTATCTCTGGTAACTATCCTTTTTTCTTTAAACCAATCATGGATGGTATGGATAAACCTAAAACTGAATTAGCTTATCGTGTACCAGCTTCTAAAATAACAAAGAATAATATGTCTTCTTTAAAGGATGATGTAGATGGTCTTGATACTACAATTGACTGGAAGAATACTGCTGATAATAGTTATGATGGGGAAAAGTTATTAAGACTAGTGCATGACGAGAGTGGTAAATGGGAAGTTCCTAATAACATTCTTAACAACTGGAGGGTAACTAAAACTTGTTTGCGTTTAGGTAGAAGAATTATTGGTAAATGTATGATGGGTTCTACATCAAACTCTATATCAAAAGGTGGGGGGAATTACAAATCATTATACAATGATTCAGACGTTACAAAAAGAAATGCAAATGGACAGACACTTAGTGGACTTTACGCTTTATTTATCCCAATGGAGTGGAATTTTGAAGGATATATTGATATATATGGTCAACCAGTTTTTAGAACGCCTGAGAAGCCAATTAGAGACATTCAGGGAGGTTTTATTTACACAGGGGTTATAGATTACTGGGAGAACGAAGTTAGTGCCTTAAAAAACAATTCTGACGCTTTAAACGAATTCTACAGACAATTTCCAAGAACAGAGAGTCATGCGTTTAGAGATGAAGCTAAAAACTCTTTGTATGATTTAGCTAAGATATACGAACAGATAGATTACAATGATGGATTAGAGATAAATAGAATTGTAAATACTGGTAAGTTTGCTTGGAAGAATGGTATTAAGGATAGCGAGGTTATTTGGATTCCTAGTAAAGATGGTAATTTCAAAGTTACTTGGTTTCCTAACAAAGATATGACCAATAAAATAGAGATCAAGAATGGTAAAAAATATCCAGCGAATGTACACGTAGGTGCTTTTGGATGTGATACTTACGATATATCTGGAGTAGTAGGTGGTGGTGGATCTAAAGGATCATTACATGGTTTAACTAAATTCAATATGGATGATGCTCCTAGCAACTTCTTCTTTTTAGAATACATTGCTAGACCTAGAACATCAGAAGAGTTTTACGAAGACTGTTTGATGGCTTGTGTTTTCTATGGTATGCCAATACTAATTGAGAATAACAAGGTTGGTCAATTAAGATATTTTTACAATAGAGGATATACTGGATTCTGTTTAAGAAGACCAGATAAGCATAAAAATGATTTAAGTTCTTCTGAAAAAGAACTAGGAGGTATACCTTCATCAACTCAGGTAATTGAATTGCACGCAAATGCATTAGAAGCTTATATAGATCAGTACGTCGGTATTGATTATAGTGGTCAATTTAGAGAGGCAGGAAAGATGGGTAATATGTTCTTTAATAGAACGTTATTAGATTGGGCAAACTACGATATAAGTAATAGAACTAAGTTTGATGCAACTATTAGTAGCGGTTTTGCTATAATGGCTAATCAAACGTATGTATCTAAGCCCATTAGAAATAATAAAGAAATAATGTTTAATTTTGCAAGATATTCCAATAAAGGATTACAAAGCGAATTATTAAGATAATATGACTCAAGATTTCTCATTACCTAATGTATATTTTCCAGATCAATTAGCTGACGACGCTACCAAACTAAGTAAAGAGTATGGAAGAAGTGTGGGTCACGCTATTCAATCGGAATGGTTTAGAAAGACATCTCAAAATGGATCTAGGTTTTACACCAATAGAGATCACTTTCATAAGTTAAGATTATACGCAAGAGGAGAACAGTCTGTTCAAAAATACAAAAAGGAGATGAGTGTCAATGGTGATATATCATATCTTAATGTAGATTGGACGCCAGTTCCTATTATACCTAAATTTGTTGACATTGTTGTAAACGGAATGTCTAGTAGACAATACGAAGTAAAAGCTGAGGCTATAGACAGTATGTCTTCTGCAAAAAAAGGAGCGTATAAATATGAGCTTGAAAAAGCTATGGTTGGTAAAAACATATTGAAAGATGCTAAAGATTTACTTGGTATCGATATGTATCCAATACCAGAAGAAGATATGCCTGGAAGCAAGCAGGAGCTTGATCTTCATATGGAGTTTTATAAAGACGAGATTGAAGTCGTTGAAGAAAAAGCTATCGATAATGTATTTAAACTAAATAACTACGATTTAACAAAGAGAAGGATAGATGAAGACGCAACAGTTCTTGGACTGTCTGCTGCTAAACACTCTTTTGATACACATAATGGAATCAACATAGAATACTGTGACCCAGCTAATATGGTTTGGTCTCCAACAGAAGATCCTACATTCCAAGATTGTTATTATTTTGGAGAAGTTAAGAATGTAAATATTACAGAGCTTAAAAAATTAAATCCTAATCTTAGTCAAGAAGAGATTAAAGAGATAGCTAAGTTAGCTTCTAAATGGGATTCTTATCAAAATATACAAGGTGGTAATGTTGCTGAAGGTAACTTAAACAACAATAGCGCTACATTATTATTCTTTGCTTTTAAAACAGATATGAATATTGTTTACAAAAAGAAAAAGAATGGTAATGGTGGAGAGAAAGTTATTAAAAGAGATGACTCTTTCCAAGGACCTAAAACAGGAGATGCTCAATTTGAGAAACTATCTAAAAGAATAGATGTTTGGTTTGAAGGAGTATTGGTTTTAGGAACTAATCACATACTTAAGTGGGACGTAATGAAGAATATGGTTAGACCTAAGTCTTCTATATCTAAAGTTTACCCTCCTTATGTATTATCCGCACCAAGAATGTACAGAGGATCTATTGATTCATTAGTAAAGAGAATGATTCCTTTTGCTGATCAGATTCAATTGACTCACTTAAAGTTACAACAAGTAATATCTAGTTTAAAACCAGACGGTGTATACTTAGATATAGATGGATTAAACTCCATTAATCTAGGTAACGGAATGACATACACCCCAGAAGAAGCTTTGAATTTATACTTCCAAACAGGTAGTGTGATTGGTAGAAGTATGACTGAGGATGGAGAATTCAATAATGGTAAAATACCAGTTCAAGAATTAACTGCTTCAGGAGCAAACGCAAAAATACAATCTCTTATAGGGATGTACAATCAATACTTAGGTATGATTAGAGCGGTAACTGGATTAAATGAAGCTAGAGATGGTAGTATGCCAGACGAAAATAGTTTAGTTGGTACACAGAAACTAGCTGCTTTAAATTCAAATACAGCTACAAGACACATACTTCAAAGTGGTATTTTTACTACTAGAAGATTAGCTGAATGTATTTGCTATAGAATGTCTGATGTATTAGAGTATTCTGATATGAAAGAAGACTTCGCTAATATGATTGGTGGAAGCTCTATGGATACTATAGAGAAGATAAAAGATCTACACTTATATAACTTTGGTATTTACATTGATTTAATGCCAGACGAAGAAGAGACTCAAATGCTTAATCAAAACATACAAGCTGCTTTGTCTGCTGGTAAGATTGATATTGATGACGCTATTGATATTAGAAATGTTAAGAATGTTAAGATTGCTTCTCAGTTGTTGAAAGTTAGAAAGAAAAAGAAAGAGGAGAAAGACTTAGAGACTCAAAAACAAAACTACGAGGCTCAAGCTCAATCTCAAGCTCAATTAGCTCAAGCTACTTCTCAATCTAAAATGCAATTGATACAAGCTACTTCTCAGTCAGATGTTCAGTTAGAGCAATTGAAACATCAAAACGAGATGGAGAAAATGCAAATTGAATTCCAAATGAAGGCTGAATTGATAAAGCTTCAAGAAGGAATGAAAGGAGAGATTAAACAAAACGAAATGGCTACTCTTGAAAGAAAAGAACAAGAGCGTGAAGATAGAAAGGATAAAAGAACTAAGTTACAAGCTACTCAACAATCTAAAATGATTAAACAGAGAGCTAAAGACGAGGACGCTATAGACTTTGAAGAAGAAGACGATTTGATGGATATTGACAGCTTATTTAGCGGTATTTAAAATATTCATAACTTTGCAAAAAATTTAATTTAATATTTAATATAATGGAAGGATTTACTTTTAAAGTCTTAGATGACGATGGAGAAGTACAAAATCAAGTAGAGGAAACTCAAGTTGAAGATACAGTTGTTGACGACGAACAAGTTGATGATGATTCTCAAGTAGAAGAAACTGTTGAAGATGATTCTCAAGTAGAAGATGCAGAAGTAGAGGAAACTCAAGAGGTTGATATTGATGACGCTAGAGTTTTAAGTTACTTAAAAGAAAGATACCAAAAAGAGTATAACTCTTTGGATGAAGTTCTTACACAAAAAGAAAAGGCTGAGTTACCAGAAGACATTAAGAAATTGATGGAGTTTGGAGTTGATAATTATCTTAAGATAAATAGAGACTGGAACTCAGAGAATGATGCTACTATTCTTAAAGAATATTACAAGCAAACAAAACCTCATCTTGATGATGATGATATCGCATATTTATTAGAAGAAGAATATTCTTATGATGAAGATATTGATGACGATAGAGATATCAAAAAGAAAAAGGTTGCATTAAAAGAAGAATTGTTTAGAGCTAAAGGCTATTTGAATGATTTAAAGGAACAATATAAGGTCGAGCTAGGGTCTAGTCAAACTGAAGTTTCTGAAGATTACAAGAAGGCTTTTAACTTCTATCAAGAATACACTGAGAATTCAAAGAAGGAAATTGAAATTGCTCAAAAGAAAGCTGAGGTATTTTTAGATAAAACCAATAGATTGTTTAATAGTGAGTTCAAAGGTTTTGAATTTAATCTAGGAGATAAGAAACAGGTTTTTAAACCTAGCGATGTGCTAGAAACTAAAACTACTCAATCTGATATTAGTAAAGTTATTGCAAATCACCTAGACGAGAATGGGTATTTGAAAGACGAACACCAATATCACAAGGCTTTAGCAATGTTTAGAGACCCAGATGGTTTCGCTAAGTTCTTTTACGAACAAGGTAAATCAGATGCTACTAACAATGTTATCAAGGACGCTAAGAATATAGAGATGTCCGTTAGAGATAAGAAAGATGTAACTCCTAAGGGAGATGGTCCTAAAATGAGAGTAGTTTCCAACGATGATTTTGAAGGTGGTATGAAAATTAGGAAAAGAAAATAATAATTAAACACAAACACAAACATGGCTCAAGCTGTAAATTTTTCAACTAACGCTATTTCTGGTGCTGCTAACTTAACTCCAGCTCCAGTTAAAGCTACATTATCTACTAACTACGTAGGTACATTTGACTTTTTGTCACATGAATTACCAGACCTTTACGAAAAAGAATTCGAGAGATTTGGTAACCGTTCTATCGCATCTTTCTTACGTTTAGTAGGTGCTGAAATGCCTTCTACATCTGATTTGATCAAATGGACAGAGCAAGGTCGTTTACACGTATTCGGAACTGCAACTAAAGCTAGTGCTAGCACTATTACTTTTACTGCTGCTCACTCAGTACGTTTAAACCAAACTATAGTAATCAATGACGGTGCTATCACAGTGAAAGCTTTGGTAACTGGTATTGATGTTGATGGTGTTACTATCACAGTTGCTCCTTATAGCGCTGCTGATTTATCTGCTGTTGGATCAGGAGAAGGTGCATTGAAAGTATTCGTTTACGGTTCTGAGTTCAAAAAAGGAACTAACGGAATGTCTGGTTCTTTGGAAGCTCAATCTGACATCTTAGAAACTAACCCAATTATCATCAAAGATAAATACGAGGTTAATGGTTCTGATATGGCTCAAGTTGGATGGATCGAAGTTACAACTGAAAATGGTGCTTCAGGATACTTATGGTATTTGAAATCTGAGCACGAAACTCGTTTACGTTTTGAAGATTACCTAGAGATGTCTATGGTAGAAGGTGAGCCTGCTGCTGCTGGTTCAGCTGTTGCTGCTGCTGGATACAAAGGTACTAAAGGTCTTTTCTACGAAATCGCTAACAGAGGTAACGTTGGAACAGGCGCTATCACTGATAGAACTGACTTAGAAAACATTATTAAAGTGTTGGATAAAGAAGGTGCTATTCAAGAGAATGTATTGTTCGTAAACAGAAAAACATCTTTCGAGATTGACACTGTATTAGCTGCTCAAAACAACTTCGGTTCAAGTGGAGCTTCTTACGGATTGTTCGACAACGAGCAAGACATGGCATTGAATCTTGGTTTTAAAGGATTTAACTTAGGTTATGATTTCTACAAAACTGACTGGAAATACTTAAACGATGCTACAACTAGAGGTTCTATCTCTGACATCGATGGTGTATTGGTTCCTGCTGGAACATTGACAGTTTACGACCAAGTTCTTGGTAAAAACGCTAAACGTCCGTTCTTACACACACGTTACAGAAAATCTGAAACAGAAGATAGAAAATACAAATCATGGATCGTAGGATCTGCTGGTGGTGCTTCTAACTCTGAATTAGATGCGATGCAAGTTAACTTCTTATCTGAAAGAGCTTTGGTTGTTTTAGGTGCTAACAACTTCATGTTGTTGAAATAGTAGTTAATAAGTTTCTTATTAATATCATTAAAGGTAGACTTAGGTCTGCCTTTTTTGTTATATATTTGCCTATCACATTTTTTGCTTTTTCTCTCATTTTTTTAACCGCTAATTTCTTTTAAAGTTTTTAGCGGTTTTTTTGTGTATTAAAAATAAAGTTGTATATTTGCAAAGTCATTTCCCTAGGGAAAAGGACCTGGTTCGTGAAAACGTACGCCACAGCACCGTAGCCTGTGGCTTTTTTATTTCGCGTAGTGACAAAATTGGTTACGTGCCCGCCTTGGAAGCGGGAGACTGTAGGTTCGAGTCCTGCCTATGCGACAAAATACAATATGATGTAATGGTAACATAACAGACTTTGACTCTGTCTATCCAAGTTCGACCCTTGGTATTGTAACAAATGGTGATATTAGACTAACGGTTAAGTCGTCAGATTGTGTCTCTGAAAATGCGAGTTCGATTCTCGTGTATCACCCAAATTTCAATATAGTTCAATTGGATAGAACAATAGGCTACGAACCTATAGATAGGAGTTCAAGTCTTCTTATTGAAACAAAAGCCAGAGTGACGTAAAAACGAATTGGAAGAGTGCCTAGTCTTAGAAACTAGAGTTTTATGGGTTCGAGTCCCATCTTTGGTACTTAAATATCTTGTTAAATTAATTTTGTAATTTTGCATCTTTAATTTTAATATAATTTAATCATGGCAAGACCAAGTGCAAAGAAGGAATTACCTTCTGAAAAAGAATTTGAATTTAAAGATAGAATCTATCTTTTAAAAGGAAGTGCAACACCTATTACTCATATGTTGCGTTCTAAACACTCTCAAAGTAAACCATTACTTTATTTCGATCAAGATACAAGAAGTAATAAAGCTTTACGATGGAGTGACAACCAATCTTCACCTTTTATTGACGAGCAAGATGGATACGCTGTGTCTACTCCTATTATTTTTGAAAATGGTGTTTTAAGAGTAAAGAAAGAACAAGTTGAATTACAAAAGTTCTTATCTATTTATCACCCAGACAACGGATCTGTTTATCACGAGTTTGATGCAGAAGAAAAAGCTGCTGAAGAGTATGATGAATTGACTAGTAAGTTAGAGGCTCAGATTGCTGCTAAAGAAATGCCAATTGAAGAACTAGAAGCTATTGCTAGAGTACTTTTAAAAGGTAAGGTAGATAAGATGACTTCTTCTGAATTAAGAAGAGATATGTTAATTTACGCTGGTAGAAATCCTAAAGAATTTACATCTTTAATGAATGATGATTCTGTTAAGTTTAGAAACATTGCTATTAGAGCTGTACAATTAGATATCATCAGAATTAGTACTGATGGACGTACTGTTAATTGGGGAGGAAAAGATGGTGGTAGAATTATTACGATTCCATTTGGTGAGAATGCATATTCTGCATTAGCATCATTCTTCTTGACAGACGAAGGAATGGATGTATTGTCTGATATTTCAAACAAATTGTAGACTTTTGTCCATAATAACGATCAATTGCACTCTCGAAAGGGGGTGCTTTTTTTTTATTAACTTTGCACAAAATAGATATTATGATGATTAATGATGTAAGAAACATGGTTGACTTTATACTTAATAAAGAAAGCCGTGGATACATAACACCTTTGCAGTTTAATACTTTTGCTAAACAAGCACAACAAGAAGTTGTTGATGATTATTTCTATGATTATAATAAGAGTCTTGTTTCTAAAAGCCAAAGGACAGCGTATAAAGAAATTGTAAAGAAAGCTAAAGAAGGAATGGATACTTTTGCAGTACCTCCAACATCTTTATCTTTTGACACACCTAGTGGTTTATTCTTACCTCCAGCGGACTTATATACTAGTATAAGTTTAATATACAATGGCAAAGAAGTTGAGGAGATTCCAAGGGATAAGTTAAGTTTCTTTTTAACTAATGAATTAGTTGGACCTAGTGTTTTTTACCCATCATATATAAAATATAATGATAAGTATAAAGTTTACCCAGAAACTATAAACACTGGTATTAAATTGATATACTATAGAAATCCTAAGGATCCAAACTGGACATATGAAATGATTGGTGGTAATGCTATATTCAATCAATCTAAATCTGGTTTTCAAGACTTTGAAGTTGGATTTGAAGATAAGTTTAAATTAATAACTAAGATACTTAAGTATTCTGGTTTAAATATAAGGGAAGCTGATGTTGTTGGTGCTGCTATTGCATTTGAAAACAGAGACGACGCAAAATAAAAGTTAAATAAGATATGGCTCAAATTACAGATTTTGAATACTATGAGAATAGTGGTGCTAACCCTAAAGACGAAAATTGGGGGGATTACCAATATGTAGCATTGAAAGATGTTATCAATAACTTTTACATGATGTACGTTGGTGATGATAAAATCATAAACGATTGCAAAAGATACGAGGTTGTTTTTCACGCAAAAAGAGGACTACAAGAACTTAATTACGATGTTGCTAAAGAAGTTAAAGCATTAGAACTTGATCTTCCAGACAACTTACAACTACCAGTTCCTAAAGACTATATTAACTACGTTAGAATAAGTTGGGTTGATGAAGATGGTAAGTTTAGACCTATTATTCAAAACAACCAATCGGGTATTGTAAAAGCATACTTACAAGATAACAACTACAACGTATTGTTTGATAACAATGGTCAAGCATTAGAAGGAACATCTACTACAGAAATAAATAGTAGAAATCCAAAATCAAACAATTTGAATGATAGCGGTACGGAATACTTATACGGAAGTAGATTTGGTATTGATGGTAAGACTGCTAATCAAAATGGAACGTTTATAATCAATAAGAACTTAGGTGTTATGAGATTTAGTTCTGACTTAATAGGAAAGACTATTGTTGTAGAGTATATATCTGATGGACTATCTGATTTATCAGAGGACGAAATAAGAGTAAACAAACTAGCTGAGAAGTTCTTATATCAATTTATAAAGTATGAAATACTTACTAATAAATTTGGAGTACAAGAATACATAGTTCAAAGAGCTAGAAACGAATACAGAGCAATTAGAAACAATACCAAGATTAGAATGTCAAATATTCGTTACGATGAAATTTTACAATCTATGAGAGGAGCAAGTAATTGGACAAAATAATATGGAGTTAAAAAAGACTTTTGTAGGTGGGTTAATGAACAAAGATTACGATGTTCGATTAATACCAGAAGGAGAGTACATTGATGCTGAAAACATAATAGTATCAAACTCAGAAGGCTCTAGTTTAGGTCTTGTTCAGAAATCAAATGGATTAGATAAGTTAACGAATTTAAGTCTTCCAGTTGACTCTGTAACAATAGGAAGTGTTACAGATGAAGGAAACGAATGTATTTATTGGTTTGTTACTTCAAGCGCTGGTAATTTTATATATGAATATAACATACTAGATAACGAATCTTTATCTATAATCTTATCAGATACGAGAAGCGGTTCGTCTAACGTACTAAACTTTAACTCTAAGTATAAAATAACTGGAGCAAATGTAATATATAATTCTTTCAATAAAGAAAAGTTACTTGTTTGGACTGACGATTTAAACCCTATACGTTGTATAAACGTAAATAGAGCCAAATCATGGTCTGTAAATGCTTTTGAGACTAAAGATATAAGTTTGTATAAAAGAGCTCCATTTAAGGCTCCTAAATGCACGCCAACTCAATTTGGAGACGGTACTGAAAACAATATAAAAGAAAGATTTTTATCTTTTGGATATAGATATAAATACATAGACGGAGAATATAGTGCTACTTCTGCATTTAGTAATCCTCAATTTTACCCATCAGACTTCTCGTTTAATTTTTCTACTCAAGAGAATAATGGGATGGTCAACTCTTTTAATGCTGTTAACATTGGTTTTAATACTGGTGACAAAAACGTAACTGATATACAGTTATTGTTTAAAGAAAGTAATAGTGGAACTATATATGTTATTGAGAATTTTAACAAAGAAAAAGAAAAGTATGGTAATGATGCGGATAAGACTTTTTTATTCTCTAATAATAAGATATACTCTATACTTCCAGAGGATGAGGTAAACAGGTTATATGATAATATACCAGTTGTAGCTAAAGCTCAGGAGTTTATAGGTAATAGACTTATGTTTGGTAATTATACCGAGGGTAGGGATCTTGTAGATATATCTGGCAATAAAATAAAAGTAGACTTTAAAACATCTTTTGTAGCTGAGGATTTAAAGGAGAATCTTTTAAATACTACTGTTTCTAGTGATGTTACAACTAACAATGTTTTAAATATACAATTTACACCATCTGACTTGAAGAAAGGAAAGATTATCTCTATATCATTTAGAGCTAACAGCGACACCCCTTTCTTTGGAAACTACATGTGTGATCTATCTTTTTATTTAGAAAAAACATACGCAACTGCTTTTGAACTTTCTCAATCTAGTGAGTTTACTACTTTTTTAACAACTGTAGCTAGCAACAACTTTAAAAACGCGGATTTAAACAATACTGAGCCAGATAACGATATAGAATCTTATCCTGACAAATACAAACCTTTTGTGTTATTAACAGCTACTTCTAGTGATGTGTTAAGTTTGAAAATACCATACATAAGACATAAGATAGATAGTACTCCTAATGATACAGAAGATTCTTTATTTACTTACCAAAATGAATACTACCATATAAATTCGGATAGTATCAACGTATATTCTTCTGATAATAATGTTTACGCTAGTTGTAAATCAATTAGAAGTTATGAAACTGGTATTGTCTATTTAGATGAAGAAGGAAGATACTCAACCGTACTAACAAGTAGAGATAACAACATATTTATACCGATTAAGAATAGTGTTACTAGTAACAATTTAAAATTAGAGATAAAAAGCAAAGCTCCTGCTTGGGCTAACAGATATAAGATATTTGTAAAGGATAGTAAGCTAGACTACCATACAATATATTCTGTTATTGCATATGAAGAGCAAGGTTTTATTTGGTTAAAATTAGAGGGTCAAGATAAGCAAAAAGTAAAAGAAGGTGATTACTTAATTGTAAAGAAAAATGTAAATGGATTTGCTGATGATATAGTAAAACTACAAGTTTTAGACTATGCTACAAATGTAAAGGACTTTATTAAAGACAATAAGAATCCTGCTGGAGTAGATATAATAGAACCTTCTGGTGTATATATAAAAGTAAAATCTTCATCTGATTTAACAATTGATGGAGCTGAGAAAAACTTTTATGAGTTTAAGAAAGAGTCAATGGACACTGGTGATAACTTCTTTGTTTTTGCTGGTGGTGCTGCTGGATTCTCTGTTAATAAAGGTACGTTAAGCTTTCCTGTTGTAGAAGACATTCCAATACCACCTGGCAGTAGAATAGAGATAGAGATAAAAAACGAGAGAACTGGATTAACTACTGTAGAATTTAAAAAAGAATACATATCTAGTGATAGTTATACTAATTTTCAAAGTTGGTTTCAAACAGAGGGAGATGGATTAGGAGATTTTGACACTTATGAATTCGTAAGAGGTTTCACAAAACCTTACGACACTGGAGGTGGATTGTTTGGTGGATTACCTAGAAGAGGAGAGACTATAACGTTAAACCCTAACGGATACTTATATTTAAAAATAAAGAATGAGCTGAATGGTAATGGACAAAATCGTTCGTTCTTGAATGCAAAAATAACTATAACAACTGGATACAGTTTGTTAATATTTGAAACAGACTCTATTGATAACACATCTGAAGTTTTCTACGAGACTCAAGATACTTATCTAATACAAAATGGATTACACATGTCTAACAAAGACGAGTATCCTACTGATGTTGATCAAACTTCAAATACACCAGCTGTAATTAATCTAAACTGGTTTAACTGCTTTACTCAAGGTAATGGAGCTGAGAGTTATATTATTAAAGATGTATTCAATAAAAACTTTCTATCTACTAATTCAAGACCAAATGCAGTACAATTAGATGGTTATAAACAAGTAAGAAACATAGCTTCTATAACTTACAGTGGACCTTTTGACAAAACAACAAGTTATAACTCGTTAAATGAATTTAACTTATCAAGAGCAAATTATAAAGACTTAGATGATAAGTATGGAAGTATTCAAAAGATACATTCTAGAGATACGGATTTAATTGTTTTCCAAGAAGATAAAGTACACAGAATACTATATAACAAAAATGTTTTATTTGACGCTGTAGGAGGTGGTCAAGTATCTTCTATTGAAGATGTACTTGGTCAAGAAATTCCTTTTGCTGGAGAATGGGGTATTAGTAAAAATCCTGAGAGCTTTTCTTATTACGCAAACTCAATATACTTCACAGATTCAAACAAAGGAGCTGTATTGAGACTTGGAGGTGATGGTTTAGAACCTATATCTAAGTATAAAATGCGTGATTGGTTTAAAGATAACTTAAGAGAGTATAAAAATAACTTTAAGTATGGTGGTTTTGATCCAGTTCATGATAATTATATAATTTCATTAGCTGATGATAAAGTAGATTACCAAGCGCCTCTTGTTTGTGGTCAGGTAATTCAATGGCTAAACATTCCAGCAAATAGTTCTTACACTTATAGTATAGATCTAGGAAACAATATTGGTAATCATGTTGTAAACTACACAGCACAACCTGGTAGTATTTTTGATTTTGAAATGGATACCAATGGAGTTGTAACTACTCTTGATAACGCAACTGGAACTGGAAACTTTACAGTTAGCAAAACAACAACTGTATCTGAAGGAACTTTAACTATATATAATAGAGAAAATACAATGGGCTCATTGTCTCTTAAAAATATATGTGTTACAAATCCTGAATTAGAAGTAATTACATTAGTAGTCGGTGATGATTTAGATGTTGGTAAATCTATGACTAACAAGTACGAGTGGACAAATTCAACCACATCTACTAGTGGAAGTTCTTCTTTATTAGATATATTTACTAGTGGAAGTGTAAC